GCGCCAGTCAGCATATCCATATTGCCAGAAAGCATTAGGGCTAAATCACCAACATCATCTAAGCCGGCTGCTTCTGCGAAATATTTACGCTGATAATAAGACATCGTGTCGAATGATAGACCAGCATTAGTGATTGAATCTCGGATCATCATAAAGCGCTCAGATGGATCAGTTGCCATCATAAGATCCATAGCATTAACAAAGTTGCCTCCCAGTGCTGCATTCAATTTTCCAGCTTGGGTGGCGGCACCCTCAAAAGTGTCAAACTTGTTAGTAATATTAAGGAGCTTTTGAATGTCCATTCCTGTGATCTTGGAGATTCTCGCTAAGTCTTTAAATGTTCTTGTGCCCTGTTCTCCAAACTTTGCAAGAGCGGCGCCAGATTTGGCGTACTCTGCTGCCAGTTCTCCCGGCACCATACCAAGGCCGCGAGCACTTGCTTCTAACTCTTGTGCGGTTAAATTAGCTTGTGCCATGCTCTGTCCGAAAAACTTCATCGATGCTTGAACACCAGTAGCCACATCGTCTGCGCTAATACCCAACTCAGAGAGGCGAGCAGTAGTTTGAATAAGGGCGTCTCTCTGTCCTTTACTCGCTAACGTGAAGTCTGTTACATTTCCAACCAAGCTTTGAGTCGATGCTGCCGCCTCTTCTAATGAAACTCCATACAAGTTTAATTCAGTATAAGTGTTTTTGATACTGTCCGTATATTCGTCGCCTAGTTGGGTGGCTTTCTGGAAGCCTTTAGTCACTTCATCAAACTGAAATAACATGTCTTTGACTGTGGAGACAAACTTATCTAACACTTTGCCTGAGAGATTGTTCATGGCTTCCATGCCTTTAACCATCCCATAAGCACCCAACTTACCTTGCTCCATTAAAACTGCCATTTGTTTGGCTTTGGCGTTAAATTGTTGTTGTAGCGAGGTACCTGCAACGATTTCTCCGCTGAGTTGCTCTTCAATTTTAAGAGCCTCCTCGCGTACGCTTACTGTTTCTTTGAGTACTTCATATCTTTTTAGCTCTCCTTCTGTAAGTGTTCCTTGTTCTTTGATTTTTTTCTGCATAACCTGCAAACTTACTTTGTCAAGTTCGTGAGTTTGGCGAGCAATCAGAGTAGCTTTGTCTTGGATATCGTTGCGATTTTGTAAGTTGTTGACAATTCGCTGGAGTCTTTGTTCCTCTTCCTCTAAATCAGCAAGGCGCGTAGTTGAGCGCTCTTGATTAGCTCTTGCAAGCGCTTCTTCTAGTTGCTGGATTCGTTGTTGTAATTCGTCAATTTCAGCCAAAGATAGTTCCTCTCACTTTTTGCATGCAGATGGGTGCTAAAATAATTAGTTAGATATAGAAAAGTCGGAGACTTAGCTCCGACTTAACTACCTTGATATCTTGATGGTACTGCAGGTTGGTTGTGTGCTGTTAGAGTTTGCGATCTGCCACCTGAACTCGATGAACCTTTTTTCATCGCTTCAGCTTCCATCTCAAGCTGCTTAACAAGGCGCTTGACAAACCACGTGCGCAAACCAATGGGAAGATTGTACGCTTCTGAGAATGACCAGCCACCTGAATACTTGAGGAAGAAGAATTGTTCATAAACTCCCTCAATGTAATCATCGGTCAGGCCAAAAAAAGTCCGCGGTGAGCGGCACCTCCATATCTTGCTCATGGTCACACTCTGCGCATTCGAAATGTTGAGTGAGGTCAATATTGGGCGCAGCAACTTTATATGCACTACGTAGATGCCGAGAATCTGACGATGGTATGTTCTCGATCAAATAGCGAATTGCTTTAGGGTCATCAGTGCCAGCCACCCCTACAATCATGCGCTGTAGTTGTAACGTGACAGTTTGCTCTGGACGCTTTTTGCGGCGTGCGGCTTCTAACTGGTTCATCATTTGTTTTTCATCTTGTCCGGTTAAAAGTCTGAAGGTTACTTCAACATTGGTGCGAGGCAACGTCGTAGTAAACGTTCCATTATGGTTGTCGGTGATTTCTAGCGCACTAATTGCGGCATCATCACCTGCATAAACGTTCGCGTCATTTAAATCAAATGTATACTCTTGTGCTGTTCCACAATTTGGACAGGTAACTTGAGTGGTATACTCGCTTCCATAACCGGATACGCGTGTGGAAATGATAATTGCATTCTTATCTCCAACAAGGAGATCGTCGGCATTCACCTTTCTATCCCTAATAACACTCTCGATAACGCGATCAAGAGCAATGCCCTTACGCAAGAGATTTCGGGATGTTAAGATATCCTCTTCTTTAGCCGTCATTTGCTTAATTTCTAAGCTGCTGCAGCCATGAAGGGGGTGTCCTTCTGGGTAAAATCTCCCACCCGATGGGAGTTCTACAAACTCGGTTGGGACCACAAAGGAAAAGTCTTGTGGTTCATTTTGTGTAAGCGCTTGTGGGGGGAGTGAGTCGGACTCCGGGGTAGTAGACATCCCCAAGCGATCTTTATTACGTGACAATATACACCTCGTTATTTATTTGTCGGTTAGCTGTTAACTCCAAAGAAGCTATTTCCACCACCCGCAGCGACGGATGGATTCTTGGTCTCAACACGAGCCCAATCATAGCGCAAAGTAACGGAAAGTTCAGTTAGATCATCGTTACCATATTCTAAGTTATCTCCAAACTTGACGTCAGTGATAAATGAATTCCACAGAGTCCAAGTTTCTAAGTCGTTACCTTCAGCATCTAATTGACGAATGAGCACTGTGCCGAGACCAGCAGCTGATTTAGCCTTGGAAATCGATGTTAGTGCATCGGGGCCCGTAGGGGGGCTATAGCCAGACAGGGTAATAATGTCAGCCAACGTAGCGGTCATATCAGGTCCTGCAGGATCGACTAAAGTAACAGCAACTTCATTCCAGGTTACATTACCAGGGTAATAAAAGGTGTGGTTAAGATATTTATGCTCTGCTGCATTAATGGCAAACGAAGGCTTCTGTACGGTCTTCGCGTACCACAGTTGGGCGCCTCCCTCAGAGGCTTGGATTCCTTGAAACTCCACGACAAACCTAAAGTTTCTTTTAGGATCTTTCATATCAGCGCTTTGACCGAAATTTTCTGACCAGAATGGCATAGTTGGGTAACTCCTATATTATATTTTAATTAGTGTGGTGGGCGTAAAACCACCCACCCTTTTTATCAATCATCAAACGATGCACCGCTGCTGAGGACCACGAAGTCAATCGCGATGTACTCAATAGCCCGTGCTGGCTTAATCATAATCTTCGCATACATGATGTTCTGATCGATTAAGTCCGGGGTTGTCGTGCTTTCATCAAGAATTAGACGATAGTCGGTGATACCAAACTGCACTCTAACGTTAGCAAGGAACGGCTCGACTAAGGACTTGAAGCGGTTCCAAGTAGCCTGCACATTTTGCTCAAAGAGCACTTGTGTGGACAGGATGGAAATTTGCTTCTTCAAGAAGATAACCAGTCGTCTTACATTAATTCTATCAAGGGCGCTTGCACGCTCTTGCAATGTCTTTTGTCCGAAGACCACGATTCCGCTAGATGGGAATGAAGCAATCGGGTTGATGCGAGCCTCATAAAGAGTGTCGCGATCTTTCGCCACCAATCTTTCGCTCACATTTGTAATCGGGATACCAGCGGCACCATCAGACAATCCTCCGCGGTTAAATCCAGCTGGTGCGAACCACACATCGGATTTAGCCTGAGAACTAGCTAAGACACCCATCATGGCAACACTTGGTGGAATCCACACAAGTCGTCCAGTATTCTCATCTCTGGTTTGAACCCAAGGATAGAATGTGGCACCATACGACGAGTCAATCCTGCGGGCGCGCAGATCTTTAGCTGCATTCACGGGGGTTGTGCCGATTCGGTTAACCTTGCTAGACTTATAAGCTTCGTGGCTGGGAATATACACATTAGGAAGATCGATGATTGCCATTGAATCACCGCGGTCTTCACAGATGTTAATCATATGTTGTGTCAACACATCATTAGTTAAGCCCGGCTGTGTGAGAAGGTTCATATCTAACGATTCGGGATCAGCCACTGTGTCAATGGCGCGCTTTGAGGTGTTGTAGGTATAGCTACCTGCTGCGGTTGAGCCAATACCTGCATTATACATAGGATCTGCCAACTTGATATCAAAGCCGTCAGTACCACCCCAGAATGGTGTAGTAAACTGATTGTATCCTAAGTTAAGGAGATCTTCCAGGCTACGTCCCGCTGCGGGGCGGACATAAGAACTGGGGGAAGCTCCCTCATAAGCGCCAGATAAGTAGTAGAAAGCGCCGGCGGGTGCTGAGGAGGTCACAAGGTTCAGAAGTGAGAAGATATCGCACCATGAGTCAATACCAGTGGTTGCACCAATGGTGCCAGCACTTGTAGGATCGGTTGTGACCGCCGTAGACCAAAGTCGATGCATATCGACGGTACTTGCATCATAACGTGTTGATGTTTTAGTTCGAGTTGGCTGATAACCCCAATATGCATTGGAGGGAGCCGCCATACCGCCGTCAGAGGCGCTATCGCGCATACGCGCTTTAGGGAAGTTAAGAGAACCCGTGAAGGCTCCACCTGCACCAGAAAGATACGAGCCTTTTCCTGACGCGGCTGCTCCAGCAGTGACGGGGTTGATACCACCATATGCACTAACAGAGCCATGACTAAAGGCAACATAAGTATTAGCTAGCGCGCTAATCCAACCGCCACCGGCGCCAACGTTCTTCAACTTAGGAGGTCCATAGTAACCAACGGGGAGCAGTGTAGCATCAGTTGCGCCATCATCAACATCCGAGTTCATTTGAACATAAACAAACTTAGACTGGTTAGGGTATTCACCATAAGTACGTAAACGCTTGTTGGTGGTATCCCATTGGGCGTATTGATCGCCAATCTTGCGTGCCACATAGTTAGGAGACGCAGGATCAAGATTACAGTTGTCCCAACGTTCAACAATTTGCACAGCGTTATCGTTATCCGAAATAGAGCGAATCAAGACCGAGAAGGTACCATAATCACTTACTGTAGAGTTTGAGACCTTAACATTAGAAATTGATACTTTCAGGTTTCGGTTTAACCACTCGCCATGACCACGGCCCACAAGTCGGAAAAGCTTTTGTGTTTTCTTAGGATCGTATGTCGTGTTGTTATTATCCAGATCTTGACCAATAAACCAGCCGGTCCGCGCTTCGCGCCAATCTTGCCTCATGAAGGCAGGAGACGTTGAAGAGGCAGAGCCGGACAAACCAAGAGGCAAGACTACCGCGGCAGCCGCCACGCCAACAGCACTGTTGTCGCGCAGATACTGCTCGAATGTGCCGCCAAGCCAATATGGTTGATAAGACGCGGAGCCAATCAGAACACCCGGAGTGGTGGACACTTGGGGGTTCGTATTAAGGCGCTTGCGAATGAAGCTTTCTTTAGAGTCGTCAAATCCAAAAGTAATATCCTTTTGTCGATATGCCGCAGTCGATAAAGACGATGAGATCCGAATAGTAAATTCGTTATTAGAATCAGCTGCAATGACGAGCCCAGTACCGCGCAAACCACCGCGAGTGATTGCAACAGCTTTGGTACCTGTTGATGCGGCAGCCGTTCCTGACAGTGCAATTGACGCTGAAGTGTTGACATACATCACAGCGCCCAGATATCCGGTGCCGAGTGCGGCACTTCCGGAACTGTAACTCGGGAACACCCAGAGACCATATGCACCACCGTTTAGGTAAGTGTTATCTTTTGGTGTTGTACCATCGCCGGGATAGGCGGGAGGTCGATCAGTTTGCCAGCCGGCTTGACCTGCGGTCGACGCGTCAGAGGCTGCGACACCCAATAGGCGCATATAAGTGACGGGTCCAACGTTGGCATTTAACCATGCTTTAGCGGCATAAGTACCGTACATAGGAGATTGTAGGTTTCCATTTCGGGAAACATCACCACCGGCTTTACCGGGTACGGTATCTCCGAACATATTCACAAATTCGGCGTACGATTGTACTTTTACTGGGGTCATTCCAAGACCGCGAGATGCGCGTCCGATAACTACAGGTCCGATTGCGTCTGCTGACTTGGGAATAAAGGAGTTATCAATCTCGTTGATAAAGACTCCGGGAGATACAAATTTAAAACTTTTGACTGACATATTGGGTCCATCCTCTCTTATTTAATGCGTTTAATTGATGCCTCAATCATACTTTAAATAGTATAGCGCACTTCAAAAGGCTCCGGATAACTAAAGAAAAATGCCCATTCAGTTCAGGAACTGTTTTTAGGGTCCTCAAACATGTTATCGTTACCTTTAGGAACGACACTTTCTGAGGGAAACATGTACTCCACCGTGTTTTCATCAATACGCACGATTGGGCGGTCGTCATTCTTACTTTCGCCGATCAAATAACCTAAAACTCGAATGGTAATATCGGAACTAAACATTCGCATATCTTCAGCTAGATTGCTCACATTGTTATTGTGAGTAAA